TTTGCGTGGTCGATATTCCAGCCGTTGCCGTTGGAGCCAATGGAACGCCTGTGAGCGTTGGACTGGCAAGAGGGGCATAGGCCGACAGGCTGGACGTGAGCGCGTAAGGTGTGAGACTGGAAGCCACAAGGAAGCCAGACGGATTGCCCGAAAGCGGGTAGGCGTCGGTGATATTATAACCGCCCAAAGTGCTTGGCTTGCCCGTGAGGTTGGCAAAGCTGAAATTGGCCGATGGCAGGTAAGTTGTCGCTGCATTAGAGGTCGTGAGATAGACACTTAGATTAGGCGTGCCAGTGAGGTCGGTATAAAGTCCACTGGTAGCGACATTGGCGAACGTCGGCTTGCCCGTGATATTCGCCCAGGGTAAATTGCTCGTGCCGTTGGCCGAAAGCACGCCGTTGCCGGTGACTGATAGCCCGGCCCCGACGATCACGCCGCCGATCGTGGTGTTCGTCGCGGGCGTGGACGAGCCCGTCACACCGGCTGGCCCCTGAACGCCCACCGTGACGACCGTCACAGTCTTTTCACCCGTTATCAGGACTGTATCAGCCACGGGACACCTCCGGCGATACGGTTAAAGTGCCTGAAACAAGCCTTTGAACGATACTTCCAGTCACGATTTCAAGGTCGTAAACGCCGTCCACCAGATTGGCGGTCGTGACGGCATCAATTGCAATCGCAATCTGTCCACCGGTCGCGTTGCTGATAGACAGGCAGGCTGAAGGCGTCGCTAGGTTCAGGGTGGTGTTCGCATCGCTGTATGAGGTCCTGGCCATCAGCCTGGCACTGCTCCCAGTCAGGTTCACCGCGGTCCCGTTCGCCGCCGTCCATGTCAGGGTCCGGTTGAATGACGCACCGGCTTCAATCTCAAGGTTGTATGATCCGGCCATTTATTCAACCTCCATTTCCGCTTCAGGTGTCTCAGTTTCTGCAGGCTCTTCCGGCTCCACAGCCTCAACTTCTGGAACTTCCTCCAGCTCACCAAGGCCCAAAGTCGCTCTCGCTTCATTGATCGTAAAGATGCCAGCCCCCACACCAGCTGTGGCGATGTCCATCAGTGCTTTTCTATCAACGGAAAGCTCTTCGATCTGCGATGTATCAAACCTCACGCACAGCTCTGGATTGGGCTGCGATGTCACACCACCGCAGGCAATGGGCAAGGTTTGCACCAGTCGAGTGAGTTCACCGGCCACCAGATCCAAGAACGGAATCACCGCATCCCGCCATGATGCTTTATTAGCCTCAACCAAGTTACTGTAAGTCTTGCCCGTGTCGGGCTGTTTGAGCGACATAGGTGCCCATCCTAACACGCCGCAGATGCGAGCGGTGGCTAAATCGGCCATTTCGCTGACGGATAGATCTTTTGGCGAAAAGCCGGGTGATTTGATATCCATTTCGGATGTTCCGACGAATGGCCTGCCCACTGCTTTTCCGCTCACAGCCCGTGCCAAGTCAGACTGGACTTGCGATAGTTGCAGTTCGGATAAGTTGCCCATTGTTTTGAGCGATACAATCAGCGATGGCACGCCCGATCGGGATAGCACGGTGGTTTCGTATTGGCCGATGATCTTCACTAGCGCCATTTCAGCCACGACAGAATCGAGCACCGAAACGCCACGCGATTGGGCGTAACTGCTGCGGCCCTGACGGTAGGCCAGCATCAATTCGGCTGGAACACTGTAGTTGTAAGCACGGCCCCAATCACTGCCCATCACTGGATATTCGATCACTTCGTTGATGCTTTCGCCCATAATTGGTCGCATGATCCAGGGCGATGGGATTGGCATCAACTCAGTGACCGCATTACCAGCAATGCTGGTGATCACTTGCACATAGGCGTTGCCGTTGTCGCACAGGCTGGCGTACAGATGTTCCAACACGGTGGCATCCGACTCACCCGGTGATGGACGTTGCCAGAGGTATTGCAATGGGTGATCAATCGGCTTAAACCCGCCGTCCTCGTCCCAATAGCCCACTTGCATGATCGCTTTGGTGGCGTTGCGACGCATCGCCTGAATCGCGGCCTGAACCACGCTCACCTGTGTGTACGGGCGTGCCAGCGTCATGTAGTCGTTGCTTAGCCCTGTCATCATGTCCACCGACCATGATGAGGCGGCAATATCAGCGGTGTTGGCAGTGACGCCGGTCCTGAGGGACTTGGTGAACCGATCTCGGATGTTTTCAAACAGTGTTGGCATAGTGGTCAAGACACCCATCGGAACGGTTGTACTGAGGAGAGATAGCTGAACGCATCGGCAGCGGCATCAACTTGGTCATCATGCTTGCCAGTCGGAAATGAGCACAATTCGTCAATGAAATCACGGTTCCAATCGCCGCGTTCCAGCTCGATGGAACCAGATTCAAAAGCAGCGGCCATCGGCATCGCCCGCACTTCTTTGGAACCTGTTGGCCGTTTACTGATCACCCCATAACCGATCAGGTTTCGAGTGTCATGCTGGACTTGATCCACACCCGCGGAGCCGGGGTCCTGTGCCAAATGGACAATCGTTTCACGCCCGTCGGTCTCGGCAATCTGACGCTGGATTGTGCGACGGGTGGCAGGCGACCACTGCCCCCGTGAAACGTGCTTGACCCTGTAAGTGTCGCCTGTCCTGCACATCCACACACCGGCGGTATAATCACCACCACCGACCGTTGCGGCTGTGTCCCATGCTCGGCATGAGTTGGAGTTGTCTGGTATCGGTGATGGATCGACGATCTTGAACCATTCCGGTCGAAAGAAGCCGCCATCACGGGGCGTTGGTGTCTGTTGGTAGAGTGCGGAAAAGGCATAAGAACCGACGGTCCGTTTGATCCGCTCGAAGTCATCCACGCTGTACCGTTCTGGCCAGAGTGCCTCACCAGGCTGACGACCGATCAGGTCATCCGCTTCAGCAATCGCAGGCAGGCTGACCACATCCCATTGCTCGCCACCGTCATTGGCCTGCTCTAGCAATTGGCCAGCCAAGTCGAGAGAGTGCCAGCGGGTCATGATTAGTACGATTGCCGCACCAGGGTGAAGGCGTGTGTACAGGTCATTTTGATACCAATCCATCACCCTGGCACGATAGGTGGGTGATTCGGCCTCAGCACGGCTCTTGACTGGATCGTCAATAATGACCAAATCAGCACCATAGCCAGTGACACCCGAGCCGACACCTACCGCATAAAGCCCGCCACCGTGTTCACTTGACCATTGATTCTGTTTGTTTTGGTCGTCGGAAAACTCGAAACCGAATTCCTTGGCAATCCGTCGCGTTTGTCGGCTGAAGGTGCAGGCCAGCGAGTGGTTATAGGCCCCGATGATCACCCGTAAACTCTGGTCCAGCAATAACCTGTAACCGGCGTAATGGATCGTAGCCAGCTCGCTCTTGCCGTGCCTGGGCGGCAGGAACAGCATGAGCCGCTTGGTTTCACCGGTCGTCACCCTGTCCAGCGCCCGTCGGCACTCCGCCAAGTGTTCTGGCGACCACTGGTGTGCTGGTGTTGCCGCTTGCAGGAAGCGGTTTAGGCCCCTTGGGATTAACTGCTTTTCGCGGTGGTGTGTCGCACTCATTATCGAGACTTGCCCAGTCGATTTGGGGTTTATCGCTGATTTCGATGTTCGTCGTCACCTTGCCATCCATCCGGTCCCAGATTGCTGACCAGTACCGGAAGTCGCCCTCCAATGCCATCTTCAGACCCTTTTGGACCATCGCCCGTAGCAGTTCGGGTTTAGATTCCAGCTCTGCCTCAAGGGCCGATTGGAGCGGCTTTTTTGGACGCCCACCAGCGTTGCCAGATGTCCCTTTGGGCCACGGTGGTCGAAGGTTTTGGAGGTTAGGTGGCATGATTTTTGTCTCCGATGTTATGCCGGTGTTTTTACCGAGGTCTCTCGAACGGCTACCATTCCTGTTAGATTCTCCCACCGTTTGACGATCACGTCACAATATTGGGGGCTGATTTCCATGCCGTAGCACTTGCGGTTGAGTTGTTGGGCTGCGATGAGTGTGGTTCCGGTACCGCAAAACGGTTCATAAACGCTTTTCGATTGGTCGCACAACGTGCCCATGATCCATACTGGAACATGAATGGGCATCGTTGCCGCGTGAATGCTCGAAAACTCATTGTTTCGCTGGGGCTGTGCGTTATAGACGTTATAAACAGTACCTCGCCACGACGAAAACGGAATTGTCCTTGTCGCGTTTTCTTTTCGAGAAAACACAATCATCCACTCAAACCGGCTAGACAAAACCCCCGGAGCCATTGCTGGCTGTGTCGTGATCTTGTCCCACGTAATCACGTCTACAAACCGCGATGAATTGTCAGACATGAACTTTAGTAGGTCGCGTTTATTCCCGGCGAGTAGCTGAACGTTGACGACCCACACTTCCGAAACCGCGTCATCACTTGCAGTGAACCAAGATTCCATCAGATTCAGCCATTTTATAGCGTCGTCAATGTGTCCGTTGTATGCATTCCCTTTTGCCTTCATGGCGGCATTATTTGAAAGCGAAACATTTTTTCCAAGAGCATACGGAGGCGACGTAAAGCAAAGATCCGCTTTCGCCCCATCCATCAACCGAGCCACATCCGCCGCCTTCGTCGAGTCGCCACAAAGCACCCGGTGCTCACCGAGTATCCACAGATCGCCAGCCTTGGTGATCGGGTCAGCGGGTGGCTCCGGAATCTCATCTTCAACGATCTCTTTATCTACCCCAAGCAACTCACTCCCCAACCCCTCCACCAACGCATCAATCTCCCCATCACTGTACCCTGCCGCGTTGGTATCGAACTCCTCCGATTGCAACGCTCGCAAGGTCTCAGCCAGTGCCGTGGTATCCCACTCGGCCAGTTCTGCCGTCCGGTTGTCGGCGATAGCGTAAGCGGTCGCAGCCGATCCCGTGAGCGACGATTCAACCACCTTGATATCGCTCCACCCTAGTTTGACTGCGGCCATGTAGCGACCGTTGCCCGACAGGATGATACCCTTGGAGTCAATCACGATCGGGTGTTGCTGCCCAAACTTGCGTAAGCTGGCAACGATCGCGTCAATGTTCCTTTCCCCGTGCTTTCGCAGGTTCGCAGGGTCTTGAGATATCGAACCGATGGCAACTGTCTTGATCTTCATTTGAGCTTTCGAGTCCTGCGTTTAGCCTTCTTATCCCGCGATTCCGCCTCAGCTTCAGAAGCCTCAGCGAAAATATCGTCAATCCGCTCGTGCTCCAATTCCCGCTCAAAGCCCGTGGAATGACATGCAGCACAGTAGAGACGAGACCCGCGTTTGATGCCTCGGCAACGGTCGCACGTGGCCGGGTCTTGATCCTGTGCCTCAGGCGTCCAATCACCCTGCCCAAACACAACGCCAATCACGGCGGGTGCTTTACGACCTTCAGAAGCGGCAATCTTGCGATAAGTGTTGCGACAGACGCCAAGTATCTGACAAGCCTTGGTGTCGGGGATATCCATATATTTCAGGGCAATCGCCAAAGATCGGCGAACCGTACCGACATCAATATCAGACCGCTTTCGGCCACTCAAAGTGACCTTCACGCCGGATTGACTGACAATCATGATGTTCGCCCTCATTACCTCTTAGGTGTTTTACCTGTGCAACTATTCCGCGTGAGTAAGTGTAAGTCATGGTGTGATAATGAATTAAAAAATATTAATTTTGTTCACGCCTCCTGCGGGTGTGGTACTCCACCAGACTGACCGGTGGTAACGGGATCGGCCCCAAGTCAGCAAGGTTGGCCTTGTCACCGTGCAATACCCGAAGCCGCGACCATTCGTGGCTCCGTTGGGTCAGTTGGCATCGCCATTCCCATTCGGTTCGTGCCTGCTTTTGCATTTATTCGGGTCCCACTTCGGCTTGGGGTCTGGATCGGAAAGGAAAACAGACGAGACTTTGGTGATAATATCGGGGTCGTCCGTGTCCACCTGGTAGGTCACAATGTGGTTTTCCTGCCGTTTGCCGTGCAGGATCATGTTCCGAAGTGCGTGAAATGCAACCATAAATCGTGCCATCACACACCACCTGCCCATAGGGCCATGCAAACCGCATCGGCCTCCCCATCGGTCAACTTACCGATCGCTGGAAAGCGTCCATTGCAATATACGACAGATCGCTTCTTTTTCAGCGTGGAATCAATGCCGTTCAGAATGGATTGCCATTTCTGAGGCGTCACATATTCAAACGGCATTGTGATGCCCGCCAGAAC